TTCAATGCAGCGACGATCGACATCACCGATGCGGAAAGCGCCGGACACTGGCGCGAACTGCTCGACGGCAGCGGTATCAAGCGCGCAGCCGTGAGCGGCAGCGGGATATTCAAGGACCAGGCCTCGGACGCAAAGGTCCGCGAGCTGTTCTTCGCGGGCACCATCCGCGACTGGCAGCTGATCCTGCCGGATTTCGGAACCGTGCAGGGACCGTTCCAGATTACCGCGCTCGAGTTCTCGGGCGACCACGCCGGCGAGGTGACATTCGACATCGCGCTCGAGAGCGCGGGGGTGATGAGTTTCACGGCTGACTAGGGGACCGAAGCTGCGTTTCCATCGCCTCCTCCCCCTAGCGGGGAGGGACCGAGGGTGGGGGCCGCAAGCACCGGCCTTTGAGTAAAAGGCCCGCACCCCAGGCCCTCCCCGCTAGGGGGAGGGGAGCCCGACTTCTTACGTGGAGATGAGATGCCCAACATTCATCGTGGAGAAATCGCCGCCATCATCGACGGCGAGGAGAAGGTGCTTTGCCTGACGCTGGGTGCGCTGGCCGAACTCGAGGCGCGGCTGGGGGCCGGGGATCTCGTGGGACTCGGCGAGCGTTTTGCAGGCGGACGCGTGTCGGCGCGCGATCTCACGACCATACTCGGGGCCGGGCTGCGCGGCGGCGGCAACGCCATCAGCGATGACGACCTCGCGCGCATGTCGATCGAGGGAGGGCTCAAGGGCGCGGCCGAAATTGCGGCGAAGCTGCTGCGGGCGACCTTCGGGGGCGAGCCATGAGCACGTTCCCCTGGCGCGAGGCGATGCAACTGGGCTTCGGCGTGCTGCGGTTCAGCAGCAAGGAATTCTGGGGCCTGACCCCACGCGAACTGAGCGCCGCGTTCGAGGCACGGAGCGGCGTACTCACCGGTGCGCCCGATCGCGACCGGCTCGGCAAACTGATGGAGCGATTCCCCGATGGCCGATAGTCTCGACAACTTTTCCAGCAGCCTCGGCGATGTGCAGGGAGAGCTTAAGCGCGTCGGCGATCTGGCCGACGGCGTTGGTCGTTCGCTGAGCAATGCGCTTCGCGGTGCGGTGACCGACGGCAAATCGCTGAGGAGCGTTCTCGCCGATGTGGCGAGCGCGTTCGCCGACATTGCGCTCAAGGCGGCGCTCAAGCCGGTGGGCGATCTGATTTCTGGAGCGGTGAGCTCGCTGTTCCAGGCGACCGATCCGCCATTGATGAAATTCGCCAAAGGCGGCGTGCTCTCGGCGCCGAGCTACTTTCCGATGAGCGGCGGGCTTGGCCTCGCGGGGGAGGCGGGCCCAGAAGCGATCGTGCCGCTCAGTCGCGGCAGCGATGGACGGCTTGGCATTGCCGGCGCGCAGCCCTCGGTGACGGTGAACTTCAACGTGACCGCGAGCGACGCGCGGAGCTTTGCCGCGAGCGAAGCTGAGCTCAGCGCGATACTGCTGCGCGCAGTGAAACGCGGCACGAGGGCGAGCTGATGGCTTTTCATGCGGTGAGATTTCCGCTCGATATCGCGCTGGGTGCGCGCGGTGGGCCGGAGCGGGCGACAGATATCGTTTCGCTCGCCTCCGGCCGCGAGGAACGCAATTCGCGCTGGGCGCGGTCTCGGCATCGCTACAATGCAGGCTACGGCATCAAGTCGCGCGCCGACATGCAGGCGGTGCTCGCCTTCTTCGAAGAGCGGCGGGGGCGGTTTCATTCGTTCCTCTGGCGCGACGCGCTGGACCATTCGAGCAATGGCGGCGATGGCGCGCCGACGCCGATGGACCAGGCGCTAGGGACGGGCGATGGGGACACGACAGATTTCCAGCTGATCAAGACCTATGGCGCGAGCTTCGATCCGTATCTGAGGCCGATCACCAAGCCGGTGGCAGGGTCGGTGAGGGTGGCGGTGGATGGCAGCGAGCTGATGACCGGATTTGCGGCGGATTCGCTGACCGGCACCGTCACCTTCGCCGTGCCGCCCGCCGCGGACACGCTGGTCACTGCGGGCTTCCTGTTCGATGTGCCGGTACGCTTCGACATCGATCGGCTCGACATCGAGCTCACGAGCTTCGATGCGGCCGACGCACCGTCCATTCCGCTGATCGAGGTGCTCGAATGAGGACGCTGGAGCCAGGCTTCAAGGCGCATATCGAGAGCGGCGCGACCACGCTCGCGACCTGCTGGAGGATCACGCGATCCGACGCGGTGGTACTCGGCTTTACCGATCATGACCTCACGCTCACCTTTGACGGCCTGGACTACGCGCCCGCGCATGGCCTCGATGGCAGCGAGGCGCCGCAAAAGCTCGGGCCGCAGGTGGATACATCCGAGGTGCTCGGGATGCTGAACTCGGCGGCGATCACGGAGGCCGATATCGATGCGGGGCTGTACGATGGCGCGGAGGTCGAGACTTGGCGGGTGAACTGGCGCGACGTCAGCCAGCGAGCGCTAATGCGGCGCGGGACGATCGGCGAGATCGTGCGCGAGGACGGTGCGTTTCGGGCCGAGCTGCGATCGGGACAGCAGTCACTGAACCAGGTGCGCGGCCGGATCTATTCGGTCTATTGCGATGCGGTGCTCGGGGATGGGCGCTGCAAGGTCGCGCATGACCATCCGAATTTCGGGCTCGGCTGTGACCGTGCTCTCGCGACGTGCCGTGACCGCTTCGGCAATGTCGCCAACTTTCGCGGCTTCCCGCACATTCCCGGCAACGACTTCGTGCTCCGCTATCCCAGGAGCGGCGACGCGCTCGACGGAGCACCGTTATTCAAATGACGCGCGACGAGATTGTGAGCGCGGCGCGCCGCTGGATCGGCACGCCCTATAGGCACCAGGCGGCGACGCTCGGTGCGGGGTGCGATTGCCTCGGGCTACTGCGTGGCGTGTGGCGTTCGCTCTATGGGACCGAACCAATGGACGTGCCGAACTATCGCGCGGACTGGCGCGATGGACGGCATGCGGGTGACCTGCTGGCAGCAGCGGAACGGTGCCTTCTGCCAGCCGAGGGGGAGCCGATGGTCGGACAGGTCGTGCTGTTCCGGCTTGGGGCGACGATCCTGCCCAAACATTGCGGGATCATGGTGGGCGATCTTCGCTTCGTTCATGCACAAGAGGGGCTCGGCGTGCTCGAGGCCAATCTGACGGACGGCTGGCGGAAGCGGATTGCAGGACTCTTCGAATTTCCTGGAGTGATGCTCTAGATGGCAACGCTTGCGCTTTCGCTTGCCGGACAAGTGGTCGGTGGGTTTGTGGGCGGCCCGATCGGCGCCACCATCGGGCGGGCGCTGGGGGCGCTGGCCGGCAGCTCCCTCGACAACGCACTGTTTGGCGACAAGCCGCAAAGCGCGGGCAGCGACGTGCGGCTGCAGGGCTCGCGCGAGGGCGCGCCGATCCCGAGACTCTATGGCTGGGGAAGGCTGAGCGGCAATATTATCTGGGCGACCGAGCTTGAACAGCTGAGTTCCGAAAGCAGTGGGGCCAAAGGCGCGTCGCAGCAGAGCCAGCCGACGATTGCCGCGAACTTCGCGGTGGCGTTCTGCGAGGGCGAGGTGGCGCGACTGGGTCGCATCTGGGCCGACGGGCAACTGCTCGAGACGAGCGGGCTGACGCTGCGCTTCTATCGCGGAAGCGAGACTCAAGAAGCCGACAGCCTGATCGAGGCCAAGCAGGGGGCCGACGCGCCGGCCTATCGCGGCCTCTGCTATATTGTGTTCGAGCGGCTGCCGCTCGAGCCGTTCGGCAACCGCATTCCCAATATCTCGGTCGAGCTCTGCCGTCTGGTCGGCGCGCTCGAGCCGATGATCAAATCTGTTACCGTGATTCCGGGTGCGACCGAGTTTGGCTACGATCCGACGCCGCGCGTAAGACTGGTCGGCTCGGGCGTGACCGAGGCCGAAAACACTCACCAGAGCGCGAAACTGTCGGACTGGACGCTGTCCATCGACGAGCTCCAGGCCCTCTGCCCGAATCTCGAAAATGTGTCTCTGGTGGTCGCCTGGTTCGGCGACGATCTGCGCTGTGGAACCTGCACCATCACGCCCAAGGTTGAGGCCGCAAGCCGGACCGTGAAGGGCACAAGCTGGGAGGTTGCAGGGATCGCACGCGGGGCAGCGGGCGTCGTGAGCACGCACAACAGCGGCCCGGCCTATGGCGGCACGCCCTCCGACAACGCGGTGCTCGCGGCAATCGCGGACCTCAAGGCTCGAGGTATTGGCGTGACGCTCTATCCCATCATCCTCATGGATATTCCGGACGGCAATCCGCTCGGTCAGCCGGCATATCCCTGGCGCGGACGCATCGCGTGCATGCCGGCGTCGGACGGAACTGCAACGGCGGCGACCGAGGTCGCAGCGTTCACGACGCAGTACCGCAATTTCATTCTGCATTATGCGCAGCTGGCGGACGATGCCGGCGGCGTCGATGCGATCCTGCTGGGTTCCGAAATGCGCGGCATGACGTTCTCGCGCGGGACCGCCAACAGCTTTCCCTTCGTCGACGCGCTTGCGACGCTGGCCGACGATGTCCGGGCCGTGGTCGGACCGGACACGCTGATCACTTATGGCGCCGACTGGAGTGAATACTCGGGCTACCAGCCGGGTGGCGGCGAGATATTCTTTCATCTCGATCCGCTCTGGGCGTCGGCGAATATCGACGCGGTCGGGATCGACAACTACATGCCGCTCGCCGACTGGCGCGGTAGCGAGAGCGCCGATGCCGTCGACTGGGACGGGCCATATAGCCTCGATTATCTCGAGGCCAATACCGCCGGCGGCGAGGGCTTCGACTGGTACTATGCCAGCGACGACGATCGCGCCGCAGGGCTGCGGACACCGATCACCGATGGCGCCTACGGCGAACCGTGGGTCTGGCGGTTCAAGGATGTCCGGAACTGGTGGGGCAACGCGCATCATGATCGGCCGGGTGGCACACGATCTGGATCTGCCACGGGGTGGGTGCCGGAGGGCAAGCCGATCTGGTTCACGGAATTGGGCTGCGGTGCCGTCGACAACGGCGCCAACCAGCCCAATGTCTTCACCGATCCCAAGAGCTCGGAGAGCGCCAAACCCTATTTTTCGAGCGGCGTTCCAGACACTCTGGCACAGCGCCAAGTCTTGCGGGCCGCGCTCGAATTCTGGGGCGACGGCGCGAACAATCCATCATCTGCGGTTTATGGTACAGCGATGGTTGGGCGGATCTCGCTCTGGACCTGGGACGCAAGGCCTTTCCCGGCATTTCCGAACGATGTCGATGTGTGGAGCGATGGGGCCAACTACGCTACCGGACATTGGCTCAACGGTCGGGCCGGCGGTCTTGCGATCGATGAGCTCGCGGCGGCGATCGCGTCCGACTTCGGCGTCGCGCAGGGCGCGGGCGACGTCGCTCCGCCGTTCGTTGAGGGCTATGTGATCGACGGTCCGATGAGCGCGCGGGACGCGCTCACACCGGTGCTGGCCGCGTCCGGTCTCGACATCCGCGATACAGCCGAAGGCCTCGCGCTGGTGATGGCGAGAACGCGCGATGCCACACCCGTGACCGACGTCGCAGTGAGCGATGGTCCGATGATTTCGCGTCGCCGGCCCGATCCCGGCGAGGCGGTCGGGCAGGTGGCGCTGAGCTATGCCGACCGCGAGCGCGGCTATCTTGGCGGCTCCGTTACGGCCATCGTGGCGGGGGAGGGTCAGCTTGCAAGCTTCGACAGCGGTTTCACGCTCGATCTGACCGCGGCGCGAATTACGGCCGAACGGCTCATGGCCGGCAAGACCGGCCAGCGTGACACGATTGAGTTCACGGCGCCGCCGTCGCTGCTGGCGCTCGAGGCCGGCGATCCAGTTGAAATCGACGGCTGCGTGTTCGAAATCACTGAGCTGAGGGATGGGGTCGCGCGGGCGATTGTTGCGCGTGCGGTGACGCCCGAGCTCGAGATCACGAGCGTGGGCCAGCGGCCAAGCGCTGGAGGAGCGCCCGCGCCGGATGCCGATCCTGTGCTCGATGTCGCGCAATTACCGCCCGCCCTGGACGATCTCGGCCATACACAATTGGCGCTGGCCGCGTTCGCCCGGCCATGGCCCGGCGTGCTGACGGTCAACAACGATGCCACCGGAGCTTCGATCACCACGCTCGCACATACGGCCTCGCTCGGGGAAGTGACCAGCCCACCGGCGCCGGCCCACGCTTATTTGTGGGATGCGCGCAACGCGCTGGAGCTGGTGCTTTACGCCGGCCATCTGTCATCGCGTGACGACGATGAGGTGCTGGCAGGTGCCAACCGCGTCGCCGTACAGAACGATGCGGGCGATTGGGAGGTCATTGGCTTCGCCGATGCCGAGCTGATCGCGAGTCAGACCTACCGGCTCACGCGGCTGCTGCGCGGCCAGATGGGGACCGATTTTGCGATCGGAGCCATCTCGGCCGGCAATCGCGTCGTCGTTCTCGACACTGATGTCACGATGCTCGCGGCGCCGGCGGCCTGGCTCGGTACGACCGTCGACGTCCGCAGCTTTGCGGGAAGCCTTGACGCGGAGGGGGCGCTTCAGGAGCTCGAGATTTCACTCGACCCCGCGCTGCCGCTCTCCCCCTGCCATCTGACGGCCACTCGGGGGGCGGGGAGCAATGACATTGCGCTGAGCTGGGTGCGTCGCAGCCGCGCCGACAGCGACAGCTGGACCCCGGACGACGCCCCGCTCGACTATTCACCGGAGGCTTATCGGCTGGCAATCTACAACGGGGCGAGCCTCGTGCGGACGATCGACACGAGCGCGCCGTCGGCGTCCTACACCGAGGCCGAGCAGACCGCGGACTTCGGCAGCCCCCCGTCGAGCTTCGCCTATAAGGTCGCGCAGAAGAGTGCGGTCTACGGCCCCGGCCATTGGGCCTCGGCCAGCTTCACCGCCTGATCTCGGAGAAATCTCATGCCAAAGCTCAGCGCGGCCTCGCGAGGCCGGCTCGCGGCTGCGCATCCACTTCTGCAGCAGCTTTTTTCGGCCATCGCCGAAGAGGCACCGATCCTCGTCCTCGACAGCCAGCGTGGTCGCGTAGCGCAGGAGCGGGCCTTCTCGCTCGGCAACAGCCGGGCGCATTTCGGGCAGAGCGCGCACAACTGGGCACCGGCGATCGCGCTGGATGTTGCACCGGCGCCGCTCGACTGGAACGACGCGGCACGCTTTTTGGCCCTCGCGCGGATCGTCAAGGCGAAGGCGAAAGAACTCGGCATTCCGATCGCCTGGGGTGGCGACTGGCAAAGCATTAGGGACCTGCCGCACTACGAGCTGGCCCCGTGGCGTGCCTTCGCGGCCAAGGCAAGCCCGTTCCTCGGATGAGCCCCTACAGGTTCGGAACGCGCTCAGCCGAAACGCGGGTGCTGCAGCAGCAGCTTGCGGCACGCGGGATATATGCCGGACCGATCGACGGCATCTTAGGTCGCGAAACCGAGAAAGCCGTCGCGGCCGCTCGCGAGTGTTTCGGGCTCACTGGAACGGGAGTCGACGCGGCGCTGCTGCGCGCGCTGTCGCCCGGACCGTCACTGCTCTCGGGGCTTCTCGCGCGCCTCGCCAAGGCCCTCATTTTCTCTCAACTGAAAGGACTTATGCAAATGTCTTTCCTCTCTGGATATAAGACCTACATCGTTGCCGGTGCCATGCTTCTGGCCGGCCTCGCCGGCATGCTCGGCGTCGATATACCGAGCTTCACCGGCCAGGCGCCTGGCGACCTCGTGATGGAAGCGTTGGCGTTCTTCTTTCTGCGGCAGGGGCTGAAGACAGGCGCGACGAAGGGTTAGTGGGGCCGTTCATTGCGCATTCAGCGGATCGTGCCTAAATCTGGCCGCATGATCCCGTTCCGTTCCGTCATTCTGGCTGCGGTTGCGGCGGTGGCCCTGTCTGTGGCCCCCGCCGGGTCGGCTTATGCCGCCAACGGCGCGGGGCGGGCCTGCCTGAGCGAGCCCGAGATCGAGGCCGCGATCGCGTCGGGCCAGATCCAGAGCTGGGCCAAGATCCGGGAGCTCGCCAACATTCCGCGGAACTACAAGGAAGCCTCCGACGTGCAGGTCTGCCTGCGCGCGGGGGTGCCTTATTTCATCGTGTCGATGGTTTCACCCAAGGGCGAGTACTTCAAGATCGTGCTGAACGCCGTGGATGGCAGTTCCTGA